CTATCATTATTTAAAACAAGGACCTTCCATCCAAAGAGTTAATGTAGTTCTTTTACCGGATATAATTTTTTCAACTTTATGAGGCATAAAAGATTTAAATATTAAAACATCTCCTGGTTCCGAAAAATCTATATCCTCACAACTAAATATTTTAAATTGGCCACCCGTATATTTTTCTGTTGATAAGTTTACTAATGTAGTTAGTTTAACATCATCAGCATGGTTTTTGTCTCCATCTAAATGCCAATCATAACCAACAGAATCGTTTGGAAGATATTCATTTAAATTAAGACCATGACAGTCATTTATTGAATATAAAGTAAATCCAAAATATCGTTTATTAGATTGATCAATTATGTCTACTAATGCTTCTAAATGTTTTTTACTATCTTAACCCTAGACGTCTTTATTGCATTTTTAGCTTTATTGTCTTTAAGATTAGGATTAGCATATTTTTTAGCTGCTTTAGAAATTGCTTTAATATTTTTTAAGTTTAAATATTTTTTGTATAGATAATAATCAAATTTCATTTTGCTACAAACCAACTTGGTAATCCTAAATGTTTGCGTTTATCAAACATATTTTTTCTAGCACCAGGTGTTTTTTGATTGTTGTAATGTAAAAAAACTTGAGCACATTCTTTACCTTTAAACTTTTCTCTCCAATGTTCTAATTCGCATCCTCTATAAACTAACATATCTCCAGGTGTTAAATTAACTTCAACACCTTTCATATTTTCTTTACCAGAAGGTTCTAAATAGATTGGCCAATCATCACCACCTAAATTCATGGTCGTAGAGATTTCACAGCTAAATCTATCTTTGTGTCTTTTTAGTTCATCTCCTTTTTTATATATTCTTGCATAGGTGTAGGCTGGATATAACTTTAACCCTGTTGTCTTTTCCATTATAGGTTGACATTTTAACATTAAAGTTTCCATAGCTATATCGGAATAATGAGCATAGGTATCTGGTATTTGTGCATCAAGTCCTTTTTCATAGCCACCTAATAAAGTTTCAAATGGTGAAATGTATCTAGCTTGAGCACAAGTATCAAATACTTGTCTCTTCATTAAAAAATAATTAAAAAGAAAAGTAGCTAAATCTTTATCAATAGCTTTTTTAATAATTGCATATTTATTTTTTTTAAATTTCATTTCTAGCCATCTCTTTTGGTATAGCTTGAAGATTGAAATGTATAAATCTAAATGGTTCTTTACCATGATCTACAGCAAACTCAAAACCTGATACATGTTGATTCCAATGTATGTGAGCTGAATGATGGCCACCACCTTTTTTAGCAAATTCTTGTACCCACATTTCAGTAAAAAAAGTTTGATATAAACTTGTATTAAATCCTTGTGCATCTAAAAACTCCCAACACTTTTCACCAATATAATTTCTTAAATCTAAAAAATCATTATCTCTTGTAAGAGGTGTGGAATGATAACTTGTACCAAAGTCTCCAAATTTTTTTATATATTCGTTATCTTTTTGTTTAGCATCTTTAATATATTTATTACTTGCTTTTATTAAAGACTTAACAAATTCTGGTTTATAATCTATCCAAATAGGTGTTTTAAAATGTTCTGTTTTTTCCATATTATATAAAAGGATATCCAACGTTCCACATAACTAATGAATATCTTACTCCTTTCGTAACTGGTTTTACTCTATGCCATACAAATGAAGGAAATACAATAATAGAACCTTTTGGCAATATTTCTTGTGCTTTCCTTAAATGTTTTGATTCATCTCTCATATTAGGATTATAATTTCTAAAGTCAAATTCTAGTTCACCGCCCTCATATTCAGATCCATCAGTTAATTGAAGAGTCATAGAAAGTTTTCTAATTTTTTGATGTTCAGGTCTTCCTGGTTTATTATAAGGTGCTTCCCAACTATCACAGTGCCAATCATAATATTGATTTAATTTATATTTTGTAAACTGACATGATTCAGACCAATCCCAACTAAAATTCCAACCGGCATTTTTATTTGCTTGATGTATGTAAGGTTGCACTTCTTTATATATCCAGGGTTCATCTAACCAAGCAATATTTGAATTTCTTGTTCTTTTTAAAGTTTTTAAATTATCTTGAGTTAATTTTTTATTATTAAAATTACCTATGTTAGCTATTTCTTCATTTTGAGATAAACCAAAATTTATTATGTCATCACATATTTTAGCAGGAACTGCTGATTTAAAAGACCAATAATAATTAGATAAATTCATAAGTAATTGTTTTTACAAAATTTAAAGAATTTTTTTGATTGTTTTTTATGCAATAAAGATTTGTAGAGGGAAACATTATAAATTTATTATCTGTAAGTTTTATATTCCAACTTCTTCCTTTACGTCTGTTATCATCATAAAAAATTGTAATATCACAATCAACAGTATTAATTCCATACAGTAA